GTGCTATTAGTAGTACAACTGGTATTGCTTTAAACCCGAACAAAAGAGCTATCCTAGCTGGACCAGAAATTAGGACATTTAGATTTACGTTTAAAATGATTCCCGACAGCCACGAAGAAGCTGAAGAGGTGAAAAGGATTGTAAGATTCTTTCGAGAAGAGATGTACCCGGAGTCTCAAAGAGAAGCTGGGATAAATGCCGCATTCCGCTATCCTAGTATTTTTGATATCCAAATGAAGTATAAGAATAAAGACGTGGCGACCTCCATCAAGCCTTCTTATCTAACTGACGTGGCTGTAGTATATAATCAATCGTCTATGGCTTTTCATTCGGATGGTAACTTCCAAGAGACTGATATAACATTAACATTCACAGAGACTGTCGCACTGACTGCTCAAGATATCGTTGATGGTTATTAAGAGGAACACTCATGACTTTATTTGCAAATTATCCATTAGTCGATTATAGATTTGGTGACGAGGTTGCAACCTCGGTATTCCAAAATATTACTACATACGTAGACCTAATCGATCAAGTAGCAGATGACGCTGCTCTATATGAATACTATTTTATACCTGATGGAATGAGGGCGGACGTTCTATCGTACGAGCTATATGGAACTATTGATTACTATTGGACATTCTTTCTATTGAATGACAATCTTAGACAGCAAGGTTGGCCGTTAGATGAACAGGATGTTCGGGCTTTAGGAAAAGAATTTTATCCGAATAAGACTTTGCTTACTACATATAAAATGTACGATGAGTTCTATGTTGGTAATATAGCTATTACCGGATCAATTAACAATCCTACATTTAAAGGTAAGATTATTGAGAAGAATCTGGATCTTGGCCAGATTACTGTTAAGCCGTTTAAAGAGGTTAAGACTATTACTGTAACAGATGGTGGTTCCGGATATACTACTGCACCCACAGTCACTATTACCGGTGGTGGCGGAACCGCAGCAAGAGCCACTGCATTTGTTACTAACGGAGCAGTTACATCCATTGAAGTAGATGATGGCGGGGATGACTATGTATCGGCACCTACTATTACAATCGGATTACCTAATAGCCCAACCTCTAGATCTGGTGATAGAGCTACTGCAACTGCAACCGTGTCTACTTACACCATTAGTCCGCCTGCACAGCTAAAATCTAGGAACTCGACCTATCCTACGGATTGGACCGAAGACAATGTGAAGCGGGTTAACGTGCATACAGTACTTGACCAGTATAATGCAACGCATCATTATTCGGATACAGATGGTACCTGGTACGATCTACCAGTGGATTTTAATTCTGATACACTTTATATTGATAACAGACCGAACGAGGCAGCTGTACGAGATAAGGTAAATACAACTTATCTAAATAGACTACAAGAACAGAATGATGAACTACGTAGGATTAAGGTGTTTACCAAATCAATGGCAAGCAAGATTAATACAGAATTCCAAAAAGCTTTAAGATCGTAAAATGTATTCACCTGAACAAATACACCTAATAAGTATCGTCTTAGATATTCCTGAGCGGATAAAGGAAGAGGTATTCCTATATAAGGATACCGAAGAGACGAATGTTGTGGATCTTGTGGTGTATGAAAGCGTGTTCAATCCATTTCTAACCGCAGAACTTTCCATTATGGAAGACCAAGGTATTATTAATAGCTTTAAGGGTACTGAAAAGATTGTGGTTACTTTTAAAAGTGCAATATCGGAAAGTATGCCGGTGATTGTAAAATCATTTAGAGTTGATTCTATTAGTGATAATGTTCCGGTAGAGGGTAACCCAAACCTAAGCCTAATGAAGCTTCATCTTTTAGAGGACGTGGCTTATTTTGATAAACTCAATAGGATTAATAAAGGCTACCAAGGCTTTGGCGAAAATATTGTAAGAAAGATTGCTAGAGGCGAATTAAACAAAGAGATAGTCTTATATAAAGGCTCTACTAGCGATGCTAAACTGCCAATTCGAAGTAGCGATTCCTCACCGGATTATTATTGGAAGCCTTCGTATCAAGGGGACCTTAGATACATAGCTCCGTGGCAAACACCACTAGAAATTATTCAGACTGTTTTAAATAGAATGACGACTACTAACGGGTTTCCATATTTCTGCTATTCGACCTTAAATCAGAATAAGTTGGTCATGACGGACTTAGAAAGTATTCTGGAAAGAGAAAGCTTTAATCCGAAGAATCCATTCGTGTATTCCAGAGCAGCGGTACAGTATGAAGATGCAGATTTACCATATGTTATTAGCGGTGTCCGTGAAGCTGAAACGAATCACTCACATCTTTTAGCTAGGCTTGGTGCTTACGGATCTAGATTAGAAACAATCCATGCTAACTCTTCAAATCCCTCTAGTCGATTTGTGAACATGGAATCGATTATGAATGATAGAAATCAATTAGGTTTATTTAAGCCAGTTGGTAATAATCAAAAAATGAATATATTTGATAACTTTACTCGGATTTATAACGAAGAAGGCTTTCCCAAAGGCGGAAAAACTATATCACAACATAATTCTGCAGTAAACTTTATGATAACCGGTGACACGATCGATCGAAGTCCCTCTAGTAAAGATAAATCTGTTCTAGGCTTTGCAGGGCAGATCGAGGAAGAGGATCATATATTAAAAGTAATTAGATCAAGCATGCTTAGATATCTACTAATGAATTACATAACGATTCAGCTTCCCGGATTACTATTTTCCACCCCTTTCTTAGATACAACAGTAGGAAATGTTATAGATATTAAGGTTCTTAATAATGATCTAGCATCTGTTGAAAGAGAGATAACAAACGCGGAAAGATCCGGAAGCTTTATGATCCTAAGAACCAAACACGTATTCAATGTATTAGATGGGCTTCATAATGTTCAAATGGATGTTGCCAAAGTTGGTGAGGGAGGTGAATAGTGTTTTACGGTGATAATATTAGATGGTGGGTTGGAACAGTAAAAGCTACCGATCCAGAGAATCAAGGTAGATTTAAAGTAAGAATTCACGGGTTACATAGTGATGAGGTAGAGGACAAGTATCTTCCCTATGCTCAAGCACTTATTCCTACGACAGAGCCTGGAACATCAGGGCTAGGCCTTTCGCCCCAGCTACAGCCATCTGCATTTGTATTTGGTATTTTTTTAGATGGTAAGCAATCCCAGTTACCTTTAATATTAGGTTCAATGCCTCATACACAAGTCCCTTCATCGGTACAAAGAGAAAACTCTAGATCCAGTTCAAACTTCTTTAAGGATGGTGATAGACAGGCTTCATCGATATACAGCGGTAAAGTTACCCCAGTCATTGTAACTGACGATATGGTAGCGCTATATAACGATGGTAAGGCCAATGCCGATGAAAGAAGAATGATCCTTATGAAGATACTAACTGATGAAGGTTTATCGCCAAGAGCGGCTGCAGGAGTAGTTGGTAACTTGGCTATTGAATCTCTTTATCAAGGTATTCGGTTTAACCCTGATGCAGCAAAAGTTGACAGAGTAGAAAGCTCCTATGGTCTAGCACAATGGAATGCAAATGTGGAAAGATATCAAATGCTGGTAGAATTTACCGCAAATCAAGAAACACCTGTCCCGTGGAATGATTTCTTCGGTCAGGTTAAATTCCTAGTACATGATATGAAGACCAACCCTGCTCATGAGGTATGGACTGATCTATCCAACGATTCTTTAGTCGGAGAGATTAACGTGAACGTAAAAGACTTTTCTAATCCTGCCTGGTTGTTCTTAAAAAGATATGAAGTAGCTATTGAGACACATTGGCCACAAAGAGTTCAACAGGCACAGATTGCAGAAAAGCAATGGTACGCTTCTTTGGCTAAAACTAGAAATCCTGGAGTGCAATAATGTCAAAGTTAGAAGAATTCCTAGAAAGTGCAGTTGGTAATCTTAGCCCTCAGGTTCAGGAAGCTGTAAAGGATACGGTGAATGAAAATAACTTAGCGTTGACGTTTCCTAAAAGCGCTACAAATGTAAAAGTTCAATCGACAACTGCAAATGATAATGCGGAGTATCAGGTAGGGATAGCCGTTGCACAGTTAGAAACCGGATTTAAGAATATGGTAAAAGAGGTCGGGGCATCTCAGACTGATCTAACCTCTATAACTGGTGATTCAAGGTTATCTGCTGACGCCGCATTAGATGTTGTGGTCCTAGCACCTTTTGCTGAAACCGTAGCTGCAGCTATTAATGATTTTAGTGAAGAGGGTGTTAAATCAATTGAATCCGCTTTGCAAAAGGATATGGATCTAGATAAAATTGGGAAAGAACTAAATGCTGTATTCAAGAGTTCTAATCTAGATAACGTATTAGGTCAGACATTAGGTTCTCCTCAGAGTACCTTAAGTAGTTTAAGATCTGTGGTAAGCGACGTCCAAGGTATAGCAAATAAGATGGTAGGATCTGTAGCAAATGGCTTTGGATCCTTTATAGAAAACGCAATCGAACAAACACTTGCCCCAGCTAGAAATATATTAAACGCTGGTACTAGCAAAGGTGACGTAAAGATTGTTCTTGGAAAAAAAGAAACAACTGCCATCATTGAGCTTTTGCAAAAGGGTAAAACCCTTGAGGCAGCTAAAATATTACAAGCGTCTTCCGATTTAACCCTGCAGCAAGCAATTGATGTTGTAAAGTCTATCGATAACACTTATACCAAACAGGTAAAGGATAAGGATGCGGTTGACGGTATAGATGTAGGCGTATCCTTTATCGACCTGACAAGCTCAGAGTGGAGAGAAAGTAGCACGGATTTAAACGATGCAAGGAACTTTGCACCTGTAATAGGAAGAGAAGTCTATGCGGAGCTATCTAATCTGGAAAGACAGTTTACTCAGGTAATATTTGTATCGACTGAACCTGGTAAAACTATAAAAGATCTTCATGAGGAATTTGTAGACAAACAATCGATTGGTGTGCCATATCATTTCTTAGTATCAAACCAGGGAATAATTTTTAGAGGTAGACCGCTGGAAAAAGAATCGCCCAAATATCAAGGTGTGGTAAATAATCATAATCAGAAATCTATCCTTATAGCTATTGAAGGTATTGAGCCAGATCAACCATCCGCCCCTGCACAAAATAGGGTATTGATTAACCTTTATAAAGATATCTTGGATGCCGCTCCGGGTGTAGAACTTTTTAATGATGGCCAAGCTGGATGGAAACTTCCTTCGAAGAGGTGGAGAGATGCTAGACCGTATTCGGATCCTACCAAATGGTTAAAGAGCTGGTATAAAAGAATACCGAATACAAAATTCGATCCGCTAAAAGGCGAACCACTTTCACTAGATTATATTAAAGAGTCGTACGGGAGCTAACTATGGTAAAGAGTAATCTACCACAGGATGATACAGGACAACACCCACGTCCTGATTATATGTACAGAAGTAGCCTAAACCAAGGTTATACTGGTGAGAAGCGTAACTCTCTTTCATTTGCAACATTTGATGAGAATATAGATCTCAGTACAACGGAAGGTGTAACACCTGAATATGGCTTAAATAGAATTACTGAAACATTGACCGGCCATACGTTTGAAATGGATGACACACCTGGTAATGAAAGAATCCTAATCAAGCATAACAGTGGTGCAGGCATAGAACTATGCACAGATGGTAGCATATGTATCTCTGCACTCAATAATCGGGTTGAGTGTACTGGCGGAGATCAGACTGTTATTATTATAGGTAATGGCAACATCCACTATAAAGGTAATCTAGACTTTAAAGTTGATGGCGAGTTTAACATCGACTGTTTGGATTTTAATCTCAATGTAAAGAACGATAAGAATGAAACAGTAGGTGGTGACGAAGTAAAGGCTAACTATGGTGGAATTACTCAAACGGTAAAGGGATCAGTTTCCAGCTTTGTTACAGAGAACGTTGCAAGCACTGTATTAGGTTCTAGCTATAATTCTGTTAAAAAGGATTATACTATGAATACCGAAGGCAATGTAAATATGCCGACCAAGGGTAACTTCTTTGCTACCTCTTCGGACATTATGAATCTTGCATCTAATAACCTAACTCTATCTGCCAATGATATGACCGTACAAGGTGGTAGTGGAACTATCGGTGGAACAGGTATGTTGCTGAGTGCAAAAGGTGCGGTGTTTGAAGAAGGTGTTACTGCTCCTACGTTTCATGGAGATTTGACTGGTAGAGCAGATGAAGCAATTGCTTCTGATACTGCAATATACGCATCGTATGGTGGTGGACCCGGTAGTGCTGCTGGTTGGACAAATACAAATACTGCTACACCTACAATTGTTAAACCTACAGCAGCTACCACTGAAACATTCTTAACCAAATCTGCAGGTGGTATAAGAGCAGTAACAATTGATCATAAAGATGGTATTAAGAACTACATTGATCGAACCGCAGACTATGATGGGATATTCTAATGGCAGACCGTTTTACTGTGAGCCCCGAATTAGCTAGATCCAAATTAAGGGATGATGCAAATAAGAACAATGAAAAGTTTGTGACTACTTTGCTAAAGGAAGGCGTGATTGGTCCTAACTATAATGATGCAAAACCTAAATCCACAACGGGTAGATCATTCAGTAAGAAACCCGATCCTATATTTTCTGCTAGAAGAATAACCTCTGCTGACGTAAAAAAGACTTCGATCCTATTGAAAAAGAATCCTGAACATAGAATATTTGTAGGATTGGATTCGCCATGGAAAGATGTTAATCAGGTCAAGATATCCGATAAATTCAATGGCACCCCGATATCTACATTCTTTGCACCTGACGGATCTAGAAAGTTTAAAACCCTAACAGAAGAAGAGCTTAAAGTAGTACTACCAAATCTATACGTTCACTCAATGTTAATATCCAGAGTAAATGCAATAGACCTTATATCGGATGTAAGTATTATAGTATCCGAGGGCGTATATTCCCCTGGAATAAATGAAAGGCCCACTCCTACGGGCGTTAACGATCGCAAGAGGACAGGGAAAACCATAGTCTATAAGGTTGTAAATGCATATGGCAAAGTTGATAATGCTAAAACGTATGACCTTGCTCTTAAGATAAAAGATAGTTTTTATTTCGAAGAGCTAACCGTAGCTTATGATACTATGGCACCGGATGGATCCTTAACAAGTAGATTAATAGTAACACTTCCTGAAATAGATAAAAACTATTTTGCTATATTTAACCGGAAACTATCCACAACTTTTAACAACTTTAATTTCTCGCAAAATGAGATTGTAGAATTAAGTACTCCTGCCAAGGGTGCATAAATAGATAGAAAAACGAGTATAAAAATGGCAGTAACCAGAGTCCTATCCAAGCAGGACGGAAATCTAAATACTAGTACCCTTATTACTACTAGGAATAAGATATTCCGTGATATTGATATTTCGTTCACAGCTAAGCCCAATGGTGAACTTTATGTCAAGAGAGATGCTGCAGCCGTGGATCAGGCTCTTAGGAATCTAATCCTAACTAACCATTTCGAGAAACCCTTCCAACCTTTTTTTGGCGGGAATATTACATCCAAGCTATTTGAGCTTATAGACGATCCGGATATGGAAGAAGAATTAGTTGATGATATCACGCATCAAATTGAGATCTATGAACCTCGGGTAAGGGTTAGAAATATAGACGTTAAAGCAGATGAAGATTATAACAGTTTAAGTGTTACTATAGAATATCAAGTCGTAAACTCCCAGGAGACGATAACACTTACAACCTCAGTATCAAGGCTAAGATAATATGGCAACTACAATTAGATCAACCGCATTAGACTTTAATAACATAAAGAATAATCTGAAGACCTACCTGCAGAGTAAGGAGGAGTTTGCTGACTATAACTTTGAAGCTTCTGGCCTATCAAACATCCTAGATGTTCTTGCACATAACACCCATATGAATGGTCTTATTGCTAACTTCGCATTAAACGAATCTTATCTACCTACAGCACAGCTTCGAAGCTCTATGGTGTCTCTTGCAGAAGGTATTGGTTATATTCCGGACACCGATACTGCCTCAAGATCTACACTTAAGCTTACTGTAACTGTTCCATCAGGCCTACAGCCTAGACAAGCTACGGTCCAGCTACCAGCATATACAGGGTTTAATACGACTGTTGATGACGTATCCTATACATTTAGAACTATTGAACCATATTATGCAACTGATAACGGTAGTGGATTCTATGAGTTTAAGACAGCAAGTGGATCAACATCCATTCCGGTATACGAAGGAACTTTAAGAACAAAGACATTTGTGGTTGGTCAATACGTTGATAACCCAGTGTATATCATTCCCGATTCGACACTTGATGCTGATACAGTTTCAGTAAAGGTTTATGATGCTGCCAGTGCTACAGACTTCGTAGATTATCAAAACATTCTAAACGTTTCAAGTATCTCTTCGTCTTCTACAGTCTATATCTTAAAGGAATCGCCAAATGGTGACTTTGAACTTTCCTTTGGTGACGGTTCAACATTTGGAATTGCCCCTGCTTCTGGTAGTAGAATTGAGGTAGAATATCTATCCACAAAAGGCGATGCAGCAAATGGCGCAGTATCATTTAATAATATCCAAATTAATCTGAATACAACAGATCAACCACAGACAGAAACGTTAAGACCAATTGTACTACAAACTTCCGCAGGTGGTAAGGCAAAAGAGACAGTTGAATCTATCCGTAAAAATGCCCCATTCCAATATGCTACTCAGAACAGAATGGTAACTGCAGAAGATTATACATCACTAATCCTACGTAACTATTCTACTCTAATAGATGATATTGTATCATGGGGCGGGGAAGATGCTTTAAAGCCTGAATATGGTGCGGTATATACTTCAATTAAATTTAATAATGACGTATCCCAGGACACAATAACTACCACAAAGCAGTCTATTCAAGATTTGGCTAATCAGCTTTCTATTGTATCCTTTAATCTAAGGTACGTTGATCCAATTACAACGTTTATCGAGACCGACGTATATTTTCAATTTAATAGAAACTTGACTGACCTAACGCCGGCATCTACTCAAGCAACAGTAAGGAATACTGTTGAGTCGTATATTACATCAACTACAGGTAAATTCAAACAAGCATTTAGACGTTCACCTATGCTAACCCAAGTGGATGAGATAAGCCCAGCGATTCTATCATCTCGTGCTGATGTTCGTATGCAGCAAAGGTTTACGCCAACAGCGCCTACAATTCTTTCAGTTGTAAAATCACTATTGTCTAATCCAGCTGGGGTTGCAAACGAAACACTTTCCTATATAGTGGATTTAGTAGTTGCAGGAAGATACAACGATGCCGTAAACTATATGACAAACGAGGGCCTTACGACAAATACTACAACCTATAACCTAGGAAAATTACAAGATGTTGCAAGTAATATATCCCAGCAGTTATTGTTTCCTGTTCCTATTGCGACAACGGATGACGATACTTATGTTATTACAAGTAATGAATTTGTATTCAATGGCGTAAATTGTATTATTAGGAATGAATTAAGTTCTACTAATCTTCAGGTTGTATCGTCAGATGGTACAACTATCGTTAAATCTAGCATTGGTAACTTTAATTCCCTTAGTGGTACTGTTACAATTAATTATTTTAACCCATCAGCTATTACTGGTGGTTTAGATTACATCAAGATCTCGGCAGTGCCTGGTAACCAGAGTGCTATTACTCCCACCCGAAACGAAGCGTTAGAGCTTGATCTATCCAGATCCCAATTTACTATTGTTTATACGGATGCGCTTAACTAATGTCAGTACATAAAGATAAGACCTTACAGGATAATAATAGGACGCTGTTGAATCTCCAAAGATCGGAGATAGAGAAAGCGCTGCCACAACATATCCGATCAGACTATCCAAATATAGTTGAATTATTCGATGCATACTATGAGTGGCTAGATTCCGCAGACAACTTTGGTGGTATGATTCATCAGCTCTATAGAAACAGGGATGCTACACAAGTTCCCGATAGGTTGCTAGAATTTCTAGAAGATGAATTACTATTAGGTCAATCATATTTTGGTGGATTCCAAAATAAAAGAGAAGCTGTTAAGTTTAGTAACCTGCTGTATAGATCAAAGGGTACTAAGTATAGCGTTCAACAGTTCTTCCGCGGGTTCTTTGGCATTGACCCCACAATAACATATCCCAAGGAACAAATCTTTAAGGTTGGGCCTGAGGTAGATTACGATCTTGATAGTATTAATTCAGGTGGGCAGCAAATTAAGGTCGAGGCTTCTCGGATTGGTCCAGAGTCTAGAAAGTATATTACTGACGATAAACTATACCAAGTAATGTCTCTTTTAGTTCGATCTAGTATTCCATTCGAACAATGGAAAGACGTGTATAAATTGTTTGTGCATCCTGCGGGGGTTTATATTGCTGGTGAGATCCTACTTGAAATGGTTAATGTCGACCATAACAATATAGCACATAACCCACTACTTGATAACAATGGCGCTATTGACTATATTCAAGATGAAAAAGGCGATGAATTCGTGTCACTTCTATCTGCTACATTCGAAGGTGATATAGAATTTGAAGCATTTACTGATATAACTCTAATAAATAGAGGGGATAACACCATCGGTATGCAACGTCAGAGAACCGATCAAACATTTGTGAATATTCAGAATCTTACTATTGATTCGATCGATGCAGGCTACACTATCGAAGAACTCCTATCACCAAACTCACTTTCGATGGACGATTCAGATACTGGCACACTTGCTTCTGCAGATGGCGTGGTCTTCTCACAAGACGATTCGGGCGGCATTGGCGTATCAACATTCGACCAACACGTCTACAGTACACTATTTGATTCAGCAAACTCCGCTGATTCTGCAAATTATCCGTTTTAACATATATAAATACTTTTAAGTTAAAGAGAGCTAGATATGGCAAGAGAAAATATTAACACGGGCACAAGCGCTAACGATGGAACAGGCGACAGCTTACGACGCGCTGGTTCTAAGATCAATAACAACTTTGTAGAGTTATATGGTCTTCTGGGCGGAAATGTTGCTGGTACTACAAGATTGACTGACAGTGGATTAGATATTATTGGTACTAGCTTTGATACCAAGATTGGTGCGGTTAACCCTTCATCAGAGATCGATATTAACTTCCCGGATTCATCGGGTACTGTTCTAGTTACTACCGCTACACAAACCGTTACTAATAAGACGATCAGTGCTGATAATAATACACTTTCAGGTATTGCTGCATCTAGCTTTGTACTATCTAACGCATCTGGTAACATCGATGGTTCAGCTTCACAGAAAGCTATTCCAACCGGTGTAGTTATTGGTACTACCGACACGCAAACGCTATCGAATAAATCATTGGTACGTCCAAGGGTAGAACAGTGGTTAGCTGATTCGGCGGGTCTACCAGTAATCTCTTTTACTGGTCAATCTAGTACTACAAATAGAATCAAGGTAGATAATGCTGCCTCCGGATCCCCGCCTGTTGTCTCCGCAGTAGGATTAAGCGATACAAACATCCACCTGTATGTCGATGCAAAGGGAACTGGTTCGACTAAATCAAATAAGGTTGCTTATGGGACACCAGCCAACCTAACTACAAATAATACTGCAAATATCAGCCAATATGGTAACATCGTTTTAAATGCGAGCTCACTGACCGTTACGGTTCCAAACGGCACATTAAATGGCGAAGTAAAAATATTCACTAACATTAACGCTTCTAATGCAACGGTAGATCCTACATCATTTAACCAGGGATCAGATATTACTTTAGGGCAATATGAAACGGTAACTCTAGTATGGCACAACTCTAGCTGGTTCGTGACTGGCGGCCACGGTTACGCAATTAATCCATAGGACTTGAACAATGGTAGCAAAGATTACAGATAAACTAAAGAAACAACTGGTCCAGCAGGTGTTTGATGAACTAACCGGAGAAAAGCTTGGCGACTCTGATAATTATTTCTATATGGCTATTGGTCGTTCTCAGGAGTGGAGCAATGAACAGAGTCCCGACGTTCCTTTTCCTCATGACCGAGAAGAGAAACTGTTTAGATACAATATGCAATCCCTTAAAGCTGTTCAAGGTTTCTCGTTTGTTGTACCACTAGAAGAAACAAAGGACTGGTCTAGCGGTTCGGTATATGCAGCTTACAGTGACGCTTCTACAGGTCAATCCGCTAACTATTATGTTAGAACAGAAGATAACAACGTATATGTTTGTATAAGACAAGGTAAAGAAGGTAATGGTACAGCTAGATCATCAGTTGATAAGCCAGACCATACTGATACCACACTCATAGCTGAAGTGAATGATGGATATATTTGGAAATATCTTTATACAATTTCAACAGCTGATGGTAACAGCTTCCTAACATCAAACTTTATGCCAGTTAAATATGTAGATTCTGCAGACGCTACAGACCCATACTTCGGTCAGTATACTATCCAGAACGCAGCAGTAGCCGGACAAATTGTTGGATATAGAGTTATAACTGCTGGATCTGGATATAATACATCAGATACTGTTACAATTACAGGTAACGGATCAGGCGCGACCGGGCACGTAATTCCAGATGGATCTGGTGGTATTGCTTCTGTTGAGATCGGTGACAGTGCAAGAGCAGGCACTACTGGATTTGGTGATTTAAGCTTATATATGGGAAGCGGATATGCGCGGGCAGATGTTTCTATATCAGGTGGCAGCGGCGGTAAGGTAGTTCCGGTGTTTGGACCAAAAGCAGGATTGGGTGCTGATCCCAGAGACGATCTAAGATCCACCGCTCTTATGTTTAATGTTAAGCTTCAAGAAGCAGATGAAGAAGGAAATGGTGGGAAGTTCCAAACTGGTAATGACTATCGTCAAGTGGGCATATGGAAAAACCCACTTCAATATGGAAGCTCTAGCCAATTCACTGGAACGGCAGCAACAGCAGTTAGTAAGATCAAGCTAGTAAGTACACCCTCAACTCCTATAACTTATGAGGATACTACAACGGTTACTGGAAGTGCAAGTACAGCTGCCGCATATATAGATTATGCAGGCGATTCTGATATTTGGATTCACCAAACTGAAGAAACTGGATTTAAAGATTTCCAAGTAGCAGACACGCTTTCGTTGGATCCCGTTCAGACTGGGCTAGGAACACTTACTGTTGATACAATAGAGAATCCTGAGGTAGATATTTTCTCCGGCGATTTGCTATACATCAGTAATATCTCGGCTACTATTCGAAACACTGGCGGCTCGGAAGACCTAAAAGTTATTGTAAAGCTCTGAGGATAGAAAATGGCAACGAATTTAAATAACACTACATTCTTATCTGAATATAACGATGATTATAGAGATAGCGATCATTACCACCGTGTCCTTTTTAATAATGGTAGAGCTTTGCAGGCTAGGGAGCTTACACAGTCCCAGACTATTATTCAGAAAGAATTAGAGAGACTTGCTAAGTTCATTGTTACTGAAGGCGCAATCTTTAACGCTGGTACAAACATTGCAGCAGGATCTGAATCTCAGGCATTTACATATTTAATTGTAGACAGTTTACCTACAAACTACTCTGAGCTAATTGGTACTGAGATCGATAACGGTGACCTTTATGCTGAGGTCAAAAGGGTTATTCCTGCTAATACCGACAGTGGGGATGCAAACAACGTTATTATTGTAAGAATGACTAGAGGTAAGACCGGAGGATCTGATCCAAACGTTAACACTTTCGAAACTGCTTCCTTCGCCTTAGGTGATACGCTTGATACAGTTTTAGGAAATAGTACTCTTACTATTAAATCAGATGCTGGATCTATTGGATCATCAGCTCTGGTAGAAGTACCTTCATTTAATACGTATGCCGGCGGACACCTATTATTTGTAGAAGCACAATCAATTGTCATTGGCAAATATACTGCTACACCAACAGTCAAAGTTGGATTTAAATTAAAGCAAGAGATCGTAACCTCTGCCGATAATATCGCACTATATGATAACTCCGGTGCTACGCCTAACCTTACATCCCCTGGTGCAGATCGTCTAAAGATTACTATGATCCTAACTACTGAGGCTGATGTCGAATCAGGAGAGACCTTCTATGAGCTTTATGATATCATTAATGGCGTTGCAGAATTAACCAACGATTCAAATAAAATTCTAGCCGAGATTGGTGGTATTATTAATGAAAGAACTAGAAGTATTTCTGGCGACTTTATTGAACAACAAGCTGGCGGAAGTTTACGACTAACTATCAATGAAGATAGTGCTGATGATAAATTCCTTTCATATGAGATCGAGCCGGGTACGGCATTCATTAATGGTAGAAGAGTAACCAGAAATTCATCCAGCTTTATTAGGGTCGCTAAACCTAGAAGCTTGGAATTTACTGGTACTTACGACGATGTTCTAACAAAATCAAATGAAATCGTAAATGCTAAGTACGGTAACTACTTCCTTGCAGCAACAACTGATACATTGGGTATGGTGGATCTAGTTGATACACTGGGAACAGTGAATCTATATCCTAATACAACATCGGCATTTGACTTTAATACTACTCATTCATATGGTACGGCAAGAGTTAGAAACGTAGACAAAGTTGGTGACTTCTATAGAATTCACGTATTCGATCTAAATCTAGATTCTGACGGTCAAATGAATGGCACACCAGCAAGTATTAAAGCTGTTAGAAGCATCGGCGTCGATTCCGGTAACTTTGCAATCCTCAGTGATTTCAATGGCGACTATGATATTATCGATAGAAGTGATAACTCTCTGTTGTTCGGCCTATCAGATGCAAGAGTTCAGGATATCCAAGCATTCACTACAGACGTAGCTAGAGTGGCAACAGGAACAGTAGCTGGTGGAAATGTTACATTTAATCTAACAGGTTTAAGTGATGGTACATTACAAAAGTATGAGGATTGGATCATTGCTTATGACAGTGGCGGTCAATTAATCACCTCCCCATCTGTTACTTCTGGCGGTGTGGGTAATACAAGTGTTACCTTTACAGGTCTACCAGAGAATAAGGCAGTTCATGCACTACTGTATACCAGTGAAACTAGTCAGCTAAAGACTAAAACCATTACACCGACTGTTGCCTCAGGCAACTGGTACGAGGATTCAAATCTATCCTTGGTGAATGGAGAAGTAAGCCTAGCTAAGTCAGACATTTATAAATTTAATAAAGTTTATGATGATACTACCAACGCTGATATTACATATAAATTCATCTTTGATAACGGTCAAAGAGATAACTATTATGCTCCAGGTAAACTAAGACTAAAATCTGATACAGCAGCTCCAGCAGGAACATTCTGGGTTCAGTATCGTCACTTTGAGCATAGTATTCCAACCCCTTCTTATGCAGTAGGATATTTTGGTCCAGCATCTTACACAGGCAACCCAGGATTTGACTGGGGTGATATTCCATACTATACCACACAGGCTGGGGATCAGATTAAGCTAAGCGATTATATTGATCTAAGATCCACAAAGGATGTGAATAATAACTGGACAAGAACAGAAGCAATCCTACAAAATACTGACAAGATGACAGTTAGCTATGCTAGATATTGGCTACCAAGAACTGACGTCTTGACTATGTCACCGGAAGGTATTCTATTTAATTATGAGGGCAACTCTGCTAAAGTTCCACTTCCGCCTGAGAATATCCCACCCAACCACATGGTATTGAATACGAT